ACTCCGCTAAATTTTTAGTACATAATGCAAAATAACCAGATGGTACTGCATACTCAAAGTTACCATGTCCATCAGCATCTGCGTTACTACTTGATATGGCAAAAGATGGATTACCAAAGTTTATTTCATAAGTACCTGTATTTTGAGAACCACTACCAGATGCACCTTTACTCTCACCAAAGCCAATAAAGTATCCTCCTAAAGGTGTTGAGGCAGGAGCAGTTATACTTACAAATGCCGCATTACCAAAACTTTCATCATGGTTACCAGAGCCATCTGCATACTGTCCATCTTTATGAGTTGTCACTCTATTATTATCTAAGTCTAATAAAAAACCAATTACTTGCCCATCATTACTTATTTGTGATCCATGAACAGTTCCTGCGGAGTTATTACTTTTAATTCTTCCGTTGTTAGCTGAATAAGCAAAATTGTGTTCTTGACTAGACGGATACAAACTAGAATTTGTATCAGCAAGTTTTTGTCCTATAGCACCAATCTCACCAAAGTAATCACCTGCGTCNCCTCCATNATTACTATGGGNAGGNTCGGTATATTTAATTTCAAAATACCATTTACCTTGTGTTAAATCACCAATAGTCGCTGTATTATAAGAAGTATCTGCTCCGTCTGTTAAAAACTTACAATTACCTTCACTAAACGTAAATGCGGAATAAAAATTATCTAAAGGATTCATAGTAGCAAAATTATTAGTACAAGTATCTGTGGTTTGGTCTATAGAAGCTATATTAGTACTAGCAAAATGATTTCCATTACCACTATAATCTGCACCAATATTACCAACTGCTTCTTCTCCAGGATTTCCTATTTGTCCTTCTGTAAAATTTAAGAAGAAACCATTAGTGCCATAGCTTCCTGTATATTTAATTGGAACCCAAACTCCATTACCATCAAACTCTCCAAAGTCAGTAGGTGCTTTTACTGTTCCATCAATTAAATGTGTTTCTGCCATATAGCCATCAAAAAAATTATCATTATGATGACTTCTTGCACCAATATTATGTGCACCATCATCATTAATTCTTAAATCACTATTTTGACTTGGTGCAGAGCCATTTGTGTATGACATATTAGAAGTTATGTTATTACCATTTAAATAAAATTTTATTCTGTCACCAGCAGTTCCATCTGTGGTGTCACAAGTGACCAGTAAATGATACCATGCTGAAACATCTCTTAAAACTTGTGAAGAGTCAAATGTAAAAAAAGGTGTTCCATCATCATGTATAAATCTTAAACTGTCATTATTAGTTTGAATACAAGTACCATTTGTTCCACTTTGCGCACCCGCACTTATAAAATTCATAGAGCCACTACTTTTAAGATTTCCTCTTTTAAACCAAGTGCTATAAGACCAAGTTTTCCTATTTCCTTCACTACTTGGTGTTCTTGATAGTCTTGCACTATCATCATCATTAAATCTTAGAGAATTACTTACTTCATATCCACCAGATACACTATTAGCACCAAGTATAGCAACCATCTATACTACCTCGTCTGGAAACTCACCTAGTGGTCTTGATGTAACTCCCTCACTGTCTGTAGTGTAGGTTAGTAAAGTTATTAGTGCTTCTACATTGGCACATCCATCTATAGATGTTTCCATAGCATTGACTTTTGTTCTTACTGCGGCTCTATATGTTGCAATATTGCTTGGTACAGAATAGCTTTCTACATCAGTTGCTTTGATGACATACCAATCAGTTTTCTCTAATAAACCTTTTGCTTGTGCATTGAATTTATTTTTATAATTAGTTTTGAGTCCATAATTAACAACTTGAACTCCATCAGCATCAAGTATGGGATCGCCATCATCATCTACTGCGTTTTCATCATTTAGTCTTTTAGCTGTAGCAGTTCCATAAGTTCCTGTTACTTTACCACTACCAAATGCATAAGTTACACCTGTATTAATATAAAACTTTTCATCTTTTCTATTTGTTGCATCTAACTCTACAGTATAAATACCAATGGCATTTCTTTCTGCTTCTGTCCATAATGTATAAATACTTCTAGGATGTTGAACATCATCAATTAAAATTCCTTTGTTTCCTTTGGGATATGAAACTATTGATCCATCTATTACTTGTGCAAACATATTATGATAAAGTTAAGTTTAAGTTCCTTCCTACTTCTAAAAATTTAGCACCATTGTATCTAAAGACAAATAAATCTCCTTTGGCGGCTGTGGTTGTTAGTGTCGGCGCTGTATCTGCCGAAAATTCATATACTGCATTGAAACTTAATGTTCTTGATCCTGTACCATCTTGAATAACTAATAAACTAACAAATTGACCTGCTACTGCATTTGTTCCTGCACCAAGAGTTCTACTAGCACCCAGAGTTACTTTTGCTACAGGTGCGGCTTGAACATCCCATGCAATAGTAGATGCATCTGTTAAATCTACCTCTGGAAAGTATGCTGAGTCATTAAATACGAATTTACCTGTACCATTTGCAGTAAAAGAAACATCACCATTAGCACCATCTGTTATAGCAAGGCTTGATGAATTTGTACCAGAATTAGTATTAAAAATTAAATTGTGTGTGCCATTACTTGTAAGAACTGCATTAGCACTACCCGTTCCAAAAATAACACCACCTGTTCCTTTAGGTAATAATTTTAAATCTACATTTGTTTCACCACTAGCACCCAATGAAGGTGCGTTTCCTGTTGCGGCATTTGTTATCTCTAATTCATTAACTGCTGAAGCTGTGGTTTGGAATATAAGTTGTTCGTTGTTATTTTCATCTTTAATAAAGTGTGCGTCATCAATACCAATATTAAAGCTATTAGTATCTAAATCACCACCAAGTTGAGGTGAAGTATCACCTACAATATCAAATCCTGTAACTACACTATCTATAAAATTAATAGTATTTGCTGAAGTATCTATTGTGGCTACTGATATATCATCAGATCCATCAAAGAACTTTATTCCTAAAGAATTACTGCCAGAATTGGTTGTATCTAGCCACATTGTGCCTGTGGTTGCTGAAGATGGTCTTGATGTTCCAGAATGCATTGAATTCAATGCACCCAAAATATTATTTAATTCAGTTCTAAAAGCTGAGAAACCTTGATTAGCTATGGAAACATCTGATACTTGACTCATATTTAATTCTTTACCTCATTATGATGAACTTTTCAACCCATGACCTATAGCAACAAAATCGAAAGTTCTGTTTATATTAGTACCACTTGAATTTTTAAATACAATATCAAATCCACTAATTGCCTTATTACTTATAGAATAAAAATCTCCTGTTGCCATATTCTGTGCGGCTATACCAATACTAGGTATTGCAAAGAATGGATTAGTAAATGTTATTGTCTTTGTAGATGTTCCACTAGCTTGATCTTCTCCTGTTTCAGTTCTTTTCTGCATTTTTACATCAATAGAGATACCAGATACAAATGCTCTAGTTTTATTGTTCTTATTAGCAAGTCTTAATTTAAATTTAAAATATCTACCTTTAAAAGTAGTAGATGTATTCATTGGTTGAAATTCAGTAGCATTATCTAATGATGTGGTTGAACTTGCTATCTGTAATTGTGCTGTGGCATTGGTAGGATCATTACCATCAAACGGAGCAGGTGCATCTTGAAATAAAGTAAAACCCCTTCCACTATCAAATAAATCATATGGATCTTCTATTTGGTCAATAGTAATACTCTTGATAAACGAAACATCATAAATAGCTGATAAAGATAGACTTTGATTAAGAGTATAAAAACCCTCATCATCAATATTATCATCTGCACCACCTAAATCAAAATCACCAGATGCACTATCAAAGTTACCTGTTAAATCTTCAAAATCATTTTTGGTATCTAAAACTATTGAATTAGTGCCACTACTATCTGTCAATGCTACATCAGCATCAAATGTACCTGCTGTAATATCTTCTGTAAGTGTTTGGATTGCTTTAAAACCCTCTGTAATTTCTGCAATATTAGAAAATATTATTGTTTCATTATTACTTTCGTTTCCAAGTTTATCTACAGCTTTGATACAAAAAGCACCACTTCTTATATTAGTTGTAATTGAAGTACCAGATGTTCTAGGTACTTGAAGCCAATTTACTGATTTATTCCATTGTGCATTAGAAGTTACATTTTGGTATCTGATCTCATAGAAAGATACATCAAGATCAGTATTAGCATCCCAATTTAATTGCATTTGAGAATTACCTAGCATATTAACACTAAAGTTTTTTACATCAGAAGGTGGTAGTGTTGCACCAATTATTAATCTATCAGCACTTGTGTATGAAGAATTAACACCTAATGAATTAATAGCTTTTACTCTTACATTGTATGTGCTTCCATCAATAACATTCAACATTTCATAATTTAAATCTGATCCCACAGCTAATATTTTAAAATTACTTTCTGTACTTAATTTTACTTCAACTTGATATTGAGATACGAATTGATCTGCACTAGCACCAACTACAATATTTAATCTTGTTAAAACAACACCCTCAGAATACTCCACTAATTCATCTGTTAATGTAATAGAAGTAGGTGCAGAAACAGAAAATGGGTTTG